GAGTATGCAAGGTATGGCGATAAATTGCATAACTTTAAGGAAGCGGCGGCAATGAAAGGCGAGTCTCCCGAAAAAGCATTATGGGGCATGTGGGTAAAACACATTGTGTCTATCAAAGATACGATTCAGGACATTGAGGAAAGTCGCGCACTATCAAGTGAGCGTGTGCTGTGTGCAAAAATAAACGATATGATCAATTACACGTTGCTTTTAGAAGGACTAATCAGAGAGCGACAGAAACAGAACGAAGGATCATGAATGAGTCTAGCATACGTTAATGAGTTAATTGCAAAGCACGGTGATATTGAGTTTCGTGGCAAGTGCCACGACTGTGGGAAAGAGACCGTAGTCACTTGCGATATGGTCGATGGCGAGTTGGTGGTCGACGGTGGCGCGTACTGGCGCGTAAACGACAAAGGCTACGTGAAGTGTGTTGATTGTTTTCAGAAAAACGACAAGCTCACGAATTATCAACCATGCGAGGTATATAGCCGTGTGGTCGGGTATCTACGCCCTATTCGTCAGTGGAATGCAGGCAAGAAAGCAGAGTTTGCTATGCGGAAGCTATACAAAAATATTGGAGAGGAGATCGCATAACAATGAATAAATCAGATCGCATAACAGAGTATAATGAAGATAGGAAATTATTCTTTAAGCGAACCAGAAATGAACATCGAGATAGATCAACAAGGAAGGCATATATAAACTATATGAAAGCGAACCCGGTTTATTTTACGTTGTTGTGGGGCGAATATATAACAGTGAAAGAGGCAGCAGATGTTATGTTTGGTTCGATGCAAGACGGTGAATTAGTTTGTACTCAATAGGAGTATGAATAAATGACTATTGAAGATAAGATTGAGTTTGTTTTTAGAAACAATACGGCGAGATACGAAAAGAAATTTCAAAAAGTTATGCAGCGGTTCTTTGCGGCACAGGCAAAAGAAGCCGTATCACTAATCAGCAAATCGTATTTTCCATTTGACGATGTCGTTGAAGAAGTGATTGCACCACGATTTGGACTTGCTGGATTGCGAACAAGAAAGCGTGTGATTAAAAAGTCGGATGATCCATTTGCGGGCTGGTTATTTAAAAACAGCAAATGGAATAAACGATTGCGAAAAGAAGGCAAAGATTTTATAGCAGAAGTTTTTGAAAAGGAAGGTGGTCGAATTTGGGACAGCTTATCGTATAAGATAGATGGTGGTTTGGAAGGTTCTTTCGACGTTTATAATCCATACATAGATGAATTCTTGGATGACTACTCTTTTAAATTTGCACAATCTGTCAACCAAACTACGGTAGAAGCAATCCGAACTACGATTTCATCAGGGGAGCAGTCCGGTTTTGGAATGCGCGAGATTGCTGAATTGGTACAAGAATATTTTGAAGGCTGCAAGAAGAGTCGTGCCTTGATGATTGCACGCACTGAAACGATAAGAGCAAGCAATGCCGGAGCAGTGGAATCATATCGACAATCCGGTGTGGTTGAAGGCATGGAATGGCTCACCGCATCCGATGAAAGAGCGTGCCCGTTCTGTGCTGAGCTGAACGGAAAGATTGTTGGTTTAGGCGAGAACTACTTTGATTTAGGCGATAAGCTGACTGTAGGCACTGGTGACGAGCGCATGACGATGGTGTTCGACTATGAGGCAGTAAGATATCCTCCTGCTCACGTAAACTGCTTTCTACCGGGAACGAAAATCATATCGCCCGGTGGTTTTGTTTCTGGGTTGCGTGCTACCTATTGTGGGGATGCCGTTGAACTTGTCTTTTCCAATGGAACATCGTTGTCCGTCACCGCGAACCACTTGCTCCTCACTCCATTTGGGTTTTGCCCTGCGTATATGCTTCGTGAGGGAGATGATGTACTCTATCAGATCAACTTCGATAGGATAATTAGCGGACACCCATACGACGATGGGATACCAACCCGCGTTGAGGATATAGTCAAATCTCTCTCGATGTCTAGCGGCATGACTACCGTAAGTATGCCAGCCGCTGCCGAAGATATCTATGGTGATGGGGAATTTATTCAAAGCAATATCGACGTTGTACTTCCCAATAGCTTTTTGTCCCGTGCATTCGATGCCGACTTTGTGAAGCATTTTAATCAGACGGAGTTCCTTAGGACTGATATGCATTCGCGATGGTTTGATTTCCCTAGTTTGCGCAATTTTGCAGCGACGCTCAAAGGAATGGCGGACACCACGGACAGCATTATGCGCGGCTTCCGTCAAACGGCACCTTTCTTCTTTAGTCGTTTGAGCCATACGAACGAACATGGACTCGCTTCTATTGCGCGGCTTGATGCCAAGTTCGATCAAGCGTCGGCGGATAACGGTACGCGCTACGCTAAACTTTTCAGCAAGAGCTTTCTCAGAGACACCGGATTTATACAAACGTGTAAGGTGCTCAAGGTTAATGTCTTTTCTTATCATGGTGATGTCTATGACCTCCAAACTTTTTCGTCATTATGCATTAGCAATAGTGTTTTGTCAAGTAATTGCAGATGCACAGTTGTTCCTATTATTGCGGACAAGTATTTGAAGCCGAAGATTGTGGGACTTTCTTCTTTAGTCTTGAAACGCTCCGGTCACTTCAGCCATGAAGGAAGACCCGGACTAGTAGGTGGGTCAAAGCCAAGAGGAGGTCGCGGCGTAGGCGCTGTCTTTGGCGCTCCAAAGAAACCTAAGGGCAAACCAACGTTTGCACAGCATGTTGATCGTGGATTTAAGCCGCCGAAAGGTTACGCTATACTGGACCCGAACAATATGCCGAAGCATCTGAAAGGAGTGTACATTCCGCCTGGGTGGAAGAATGTTGTTTATAATCTTAATCCGAATAAAGCCACTATCGCTAAAGGACAGTCGGAAGGTGGCGATTGGCAATATGCGCGTAATCCCAGAGTCGTGCTTAAACGAGAAGCTGCGAAATTTGCCAAGTGCGCAAAGTTGAATAAAGAACTGGATAGTATTTTAGCCGCAAACAATAAAAATATAGGTAAGAAAGGAATGAAGGAACACGCTGAAGCATTGCAAGTTATTATGCTTCTTGGTACACGCGTAGGAGGTAATGATACAGGCGCAGACGTTAAGGCATACGGTACACTTACGCTAGAAGGTCGCCATGTTGTCAAACGAAAAGACGGATATCATCTCGAATTTATGGGTAAGAAAGGACAATGGCAGGATCATCTTGTCTATGACAAACGGATTGAAAAAATGCTTTTGTCGCGCGCATCCGCTACCGGGAAGAAAGGCAAATTGTTTGGCGTCAGCTATAATGCGTTTTTAACGTATACAAAAAGTTTGAGCAAAAAGACAAATTTCACACCGAAAGATTTTCGTACTTATGTGGGCACCAAGCGCGCATTGATTGAAATTAAAAAGATGCGCGCATCTACTACCCGTATTGAATATAAAAAGAGCGTGGCAGTAGTAGCAAAAGTAGTGAGCGGCGTATTAGGAAATACACCAGCTATAGCGCTAAAGTCGTATATCGATCCGATGGTGTTTGCAGATTGGCAGAACGGAATACAGTAATAGCGGGAGGTGACAAATGGAAAAGTTAGATTTACCGGAGGTCTACTACGGGGACAAGGAGCAAACGGAGCTGCCGGACGTATTGTCTGAATTTGTGGATGAAGAAGGCGACGACCTTCCCGCATCCGCGTTGTTAAAGGATTTGCTGGATTTAGACCCGGATCGTATCGACGATGAGTTATATATGAATTCAGATGAGTAAAAAAAAATTGTGTTAAGTTAACGAATGACTTGCATTAAAACGTGATTATATAATAAGAGGATAAAATGCAGAGATATAGTAGAAATATCAGCCAATAGGAGGTATAAAATGGGGAAAAAGTATATTGTATGTGAAAAGATGGAGTCTGATGACCAAGAAGGTACGGTTGTTGGTTGGGGTTCGCGCCCGACGATAGATCGCGACAAGGAATTGATCGAGCCTGATGCATGGAACTTAGATAACTATAGAAAGAATCCTGTACTTCTCTTGTGTCATAATTACAGTATGCCGCCTGTTGGTAAATGTCTTTGGGTTAAAGCATCACCGCAAGGTTTAAGGTTTAAAGCGCAGTTTGCGAAAACGGAACGGGGACGTGAGTGTTATTCGTTGTATAAAGACGGTGTCATGAACGCCTTTTCAGTTGGATTTAGACCGAGGCCAGGGGGCGTGATTGATAATCCTGCTAGTGAGAAGTATAAAGGTGTAAGAAGGGTTTTTACAGATGTAGACTTGATGGAAATATCTTGCGTCCCCATTCCTGCAAATTCAGATGCTCTCGCGGAGCATGTTAAAGCTGGAAAGATAATTACGAAGCAATTACAAGACGAATTAGAATTGGTTCTTGAACTTGTTGACGATGATCTTGATGCAAAGAACTTTGATGATATTGAAGTCAAGGTTGAAACCACTGATGACTACATTCATGTGCCTTCCGGCGCAAAAGGAGATCACAGCGAGCATAAAGTCAGAACGATAACTGTTTCTTCGAAAGAAGGCATTAAAGGTGTGTATTGTGTTGATTGTAAGGAGATAATCAGCTATATTTTCGATAAAGAAAAATGGGACAAGGAGAAAGCTGTTGAGTGGGTAGAGAAGCACAAGAAACAAATCGATACATTTGCTGTTGTTGAGAAAGGCGAAAATGAATACGTATTTACAGCTACTGAAAAGACTGTAACTCCTTTCGATCAAGACGGTGATATCGTGTTTGAGGATGAAGATGAGGATGAGGAAGAGGAATCGGCCAACCATGAAAAGAGTGTTGTTTCTGAATTAGAAGCACTCAAGGAAATAGTAAGTGCATTGGAAAAGCAAGTGGCAGCATTAGAAATGAAAACAGTCGATAGCGAACTGAATCCTTCCCTTTATGATTTGGTTAGTGCTATTTCTAATGTACTTAATAGGCCGCCTTCACCAATCAATTTGCCGCTGCAAGAGGGAACAGCTTATAAAGATGTGATTGATATTTTTACTACGCAATATCCTTCCGGTCATGTAGTTTTTAGTGTGTTTAATCAGGAATCAAAGAAAATTGAGTATTTTAGAGTTGATTACACGTTTGATATGGACACACGTATGGTGAAACTTGAAGGCGAACCAAAAAGTGTTCTTCGATCGTGGGTCGAAGCCCGGTATGAAGGTCAGAAAGAAATGGATGATGCGTTGATTATGCTAAAATCAGGACGCACGTTATCATCCAAGACGCGCTCTGCGATGCAAGCAGTAATTGATTCTATTACTGAGCTTTTGGAAGCGGCTGATGCGAAACCTGATAATGATGAGGACGAAGAAAGTGATGAAAAAGAGTTTGTTGATCTGGAAGAAAAAGCCGATGACTTAATAGATTTTGATTTTGAGTCTAAGGCAGAAACAGACGACGAGGGCATTGATATGGATGAAGATGAACTGAAAGAAATGGTTTCAACAATTATGAAAAATCATGGCCCCGAAGTAGACATTAAACAAATGATAAAAGAGGCAATAGCAAAGGTGCAAGGAAAGGTTACGATTGATTAATTAAAAATCAGGGTTCTCTTGATTTAATCTGATCAATCGAAAAAAGAGGCGACAATGATTGAAAACAAACATCAGACCTCCTAAGGTTGGAGATGTTAGAAATAGGGCAACAATAAACATAACTAACTTAGGAGGTATTTAAAAATGGCAGCAATGACTAAAGAGCAGTTGGAAACTATGATCACGGAAATGATCAAATCACAGAAAGAAAAAGAAGGCGTAACGCTTACAGAAGAATTGAAGGAGCAGATCGTAGATACGGTTAAGTCCTGCCTTACCGAGAGACCGGACATTCGCAAGATGTTAGTGAATGATCCGGATGATGAAGAGCAGCGAACACCCGATCCTAAAGCAGGGTATAAGTGCTTTAGCGAATTTGCGATGTCGGTTAAGAATGCGGACGTGTCTCAGGGTCGCAATGTGGATAAACGTCTTGATGCATTGGTATCCAAAGCAGCAGGGACGAGCGTGCGAGAAGGTGATGTTGAATACGGTGGCTATTTGGTTCCTGAAGAGTTTAGGAATCAGCTTTTGGAAGTTGCCGTGAAACGAAGCAACATTTTGAATCTTACCACGGCAATTCCGATGGCAACCAATTCTATTAACATTCCGTACGTGTCTGGATTTGATCGAAGCGGTGGATTGGTACATGGCGGCATTGAGTTTAAGTGGCTTGATGAGGAAGGGCAGAAAAGCGAAACTCGCCCGAAATTCGGCAAGATCAATCTTCGTTTGAAAAAGATGGCCGGCCTTGTCTATGCATCGGATGAAATTTTAGAGGATTCCCCTGTTACTTTGGAGCCTTTGTTGACAAGAATGTTTTCCGATGCATTAGCGTGGCAGTTGGATGAAGTGTTTATCAATGGAATCGGTGCTGGAAAGCCTTTAGGCATTCTGAATGCGCCGTGTACTATTTCGGTTACAAAAGAAACGTCACAGGCAGCCGATACTATTGTATATGAAAACGTGCTTAAGATGTATGCCCGCATGTGGGATAAGTCCAATGCAGTATGGATGGCTAATGACAATACGTTTACTCAGTTGGCAACAATGAGTCTTGCTGTCGGTACTGCCGGTGCTCCTGTTTGGATTCCTGCTGGAGGCATGTCTGGGAAACCTTACGATACGTTATTTGGTAAACCTCTTATCTTTACGGAGCATTGTCAGAAGTTAGGAGATGCCGGTGATATCATTTTTGCGGATTGGTCACAGTATCTTGTTGGGCAGAAAAGCGGCGGCACTTTGCAGTTTGCTTCGTCAATTCATTTGAAATTTGATTACGACCAGACTGCGTTTCGTTTTGTGTTCCGTGTTGACGGGCAGCCGTGGTGGCCGACGTATCTCACCCCACGTTATGCAACGGATGATACATTGAGTCCGTTCGTAATAACGGCTGAGCGTGCGTAGTTTTATGCGGTGCGTGGAAGGGAACTCATAAACCATATTTTGAGTCTTGGGCTGAAGACTCTGGGGTTTGCCCCTGGAAGCCGCCTGCTTTAGCTGGCTGAGCAGTCACTACAATTCCACTTTTTCGGACTCATTTTCTTTAGGCTTGTCAAAGATAATACGAAATCGTAACGGGGACTTCTGATC